ATGAGCACGCACTTGGAGCCTCGCCGCGTTCACATCACCGCCCGCTATGAAGAGCCCGCAGTGATCGAGATCGACGGCCGGGATGTCGCCTCTGCAATCGAGGGCTATCGCATCACTCAAACCGTCGACGAGGGCCCGGAAGTCACCCTGTACGTACAGCAGGGCTGGCGAGGCCTGGAGTTCGACGGCATGGCTGACGTGATCGTAGAGCCGACGGATGTGCGGCAGGTGGTGATCGGGTTCCTAGATGCGGTGGACTGGCGAAGGCTCGACGAGGGAGTGCTCAACCGGAGCGATCTGGATGGAAAGCCCGGTGAGCTGACCCGTGGTCTGATCGCGCAGTTGAGGGAGTGGGCGGCGGGTGCTTGATCAGTCAGGAATTGCCCGCTTTGCCGAACGCCATCTGATGCCGGACATGGTCCACGTCAACCGTGGCGCTGGTGAGGATGTGCTGAACCCAGCGACCGGCGCTCTCCTGCCGGGGGCTTCGGTGGCCGTATATGCGGGCAAGGCGGGCCTGTACGCCCATCAGGAGCGGATCCGCACTAAAGGCGCCGGGCTGAACGGCGCGTGGGTCGAGGAGGTACTTGCCGGATACCGGCTTCTGCTGCCCCTGGACGCGCCCGAGTTGCGGGAGGGCGACTCCGTCCTAGTAGTTGAGGCCCGTGACGAGCAGGCGGTGGGCCGGACCTACCGGGTCACTGCGCAAGGCGAAGTGTCATCGTTTCCCGTGTTGCGCACGGTGTGGCTGGAGGAGCACAACCGGAAGCCGGTGACCGTGTGAGCGGTGGGAATTTCCAACACCCGTCGGCCCTCGCTGCCGCGCTCAGCCGCAACGGCAGGGCAGCGGTGAATGCAGCCGAGACGGCGATGCGGTACAGCGCGAAGGACCTGGGGGTGCAGGTGCAACACAATGCATCTGGGCGGCCCGGGCCCCGTGTGATCACTGGTCAGTACCGGGCATCGTGGCGGTCCGATGTCCACCGGATGGGTCCGGTGATCGTGGCCGAGGTCGGCACCAATGCCCCCCAAGGGCGCCGGCTGGAGTTCGGCTTCGTCGGGGTGGACAGCTTGGGGCGCCATTACAACCAGCGCCCGTTCCCTCACCTAGGTCGGGCAGTTGGGACGTTCGGGCCCCTGCTGGTCCATGCACTCGGCCAAGCGGTGGCGGAGGAGCTGTGACCGACATCGCAGACAGTCTTGAAGAGGCGTTGTCGGGAGTACTCGCCGAGCACGAGCGGGGTCTCCTGGCCCGAGCAGTGGTCGTGGCGGAAGTTCTGGATGAGGACGGGGAACGCACTCTGTCGATCCTCACGACCCCTGGGGTAATGGAGTGGGACGCACTCGGCCTGTGCCGATACGGCGTCCTGAGCATCGAAGGGCCTGCGGCCGCGTACTTTGCCGGAGGTGACCTGTGATCGACCGTTCCCTAGTGACGAAGTCTGTGCAGGCGTTGTTGGTTGCCACGACGGGTCAACCGACTGGCCGGGGTCATCTGCCGCTCCTCCGCGGCGAGCCAGCACCGTTGCCCTACACGGTGCTCTTCCCTCAGGGAGGAACCGTTGACGGGGCTCCCCTGGCTAACAAGTCGGAGGATGCCCGTCTCGTCTATCAGGTGACCGTTGTCGCTGCACGCACTGATCAGGCGGAGTGGTTGGCGGATCGAGTCCGGCAGGGGCTCTTGGGGCGAACACACACAGGAGAGTGGCAACACCCGATCAACATCCCCGGCATGGATGTGTGGGCGCGAGAGTTGCTGGTCGACGATGGTGTAGAAGCGGCCGATGCCGCTGACGGGGTCGTGACAGCGGTACAGAAGTATGAGTTGTCCGTGACTTCCAGATGAACGCGCCTCACCCATGGTCTCCCCTCACCGGCCTTCAGCCGGGAGCGTTGGCGCGTCCCGCTCTGACTCATACTGTGATCACACTTTTGCGTCCTTGGGGGGATCATGTCTGTTCAGCGCGCTTTCGGCCCCGAGCCGTCCGGGGATTCAGTCGAAGGGCGGGACGCATTTAAGCGGGCCGCCTGGCAGCAGGGATCTTGCGGATCCGTCCTCCTTGTTGTCGCCGCCTTGCTGGTGATCAAGGCGTATCCCGAGTGGATCACTGCTGACGGTGACTATTCGTTGTGGATGATCGGCTCCATCCTTGCCTGGCCCATCGCAATGGTCGGCTGGGGCTTCCTGAAAGACCTCATGATCGTTAGCGAGGCCCGGCGTCTTCATCCCGTGGAGCAGACCACCCCGACTGCCGCCTCGTCTATCGTGCTGCGCACGTGGCGCGACGCAGAGTTCTTGGCAGTCGCTCACATGCAGCAGATCGGCTATCCGGACGCCCAGGACACGGGACGCGGAAGTGATGGCGGAATCGACGCCGAAGCTGATGCCGCCATCGCTCAAGTCAAGATGCTGAGCAGGCCCGTGGGCCGTCCTGACGTGCAGCGTCTCGTCGGCGCAGCGGAGCGGGGCAAACAGCAGGACCTCCTCTTTTACAGCTTGCAGGGGTACACGCGCCAAGCATTGGAATTTGCCGATAGCCGGGGCGTGCTGCTCTTCCAGTTCGACCGGAGGTGCATGGTGTGGGCTGTCAACCAAGCGGCCCGTGACGCACTGAAGCGACCACGGACCTGACCACTGCGCCGTGGTCACGACTCGTATCCCAGGAGCGGTGACGCCGAGAGCAGTAGGGTGATCTACGTGCAGTAGCTGCGGCTCACTGGCTTTAGCTGAGTTTGGTTCTGCGACCTCACCGCGGAGGCCCCGCGCGGACGCCCACCCGAAACCTGGGATGGGCCGGTTCCCCGACATGTCGTCGAGGGGCGGGGCCACTCCACGTCGCACGTCTGGCTGCCGTCCCGGAATCGGACAGCAAGCCTTGCAGGTTAAGAAATTCTCCCGGCGCGGGGTAACCCGCGTGCTGTGGCTCAACAGTGTCAACGATGCGGGTCACGTCCCCACCCGCGCTGAGCTGACCGCTGGCACCGATCTCACGGATGCCATCGCCGCCATTGACGGCTGGACGCTGTCGAACCAGGCCATTGACGTTCCCGATCTGGGCTCGACGTTCGAGTCGAAGATTCCGGGCACCGACCAGGCCGACGACAGCAGCCTCGGTTTCTACGAGGACAAGGTGTCGGACGACATCGAGCAGCTTCTCAAGAAGGACGAGACCGGCTGGGTAGTGTTCCTACGCAAGGGCGATGTCCCTGGCTCGCGGTCCATGGACGTCTTCCCTGTGCGTGTCGGCTCCCGCAGTCCGAACTACTCGACGGACAACGAGGCCGCCAAGTTCACCGTCAGCTTTTCGATCACCGAGAAGCCGACGCAGGATGCCGCAGTCCCGGCTGCCACTGTCCCGCCGAAGGTGGAGAAGTGACGCCGGTGACGAGCGACGTGCAGGCAACGCCTGCTGCACCGGCCGCCGCCGTGGCGAAGGATGCGCATTGGGCGGCGAAGCTGGCGAAGCTGCGAGCCCGGCAGCTCCCTGAGTACACGCTGGTGATCTGCGACGACCTGCACGCCAAGCAGCACCTGGACGAGTCACTGCGTGAGCGCGCCCGCTGCCGCAGGGCGGACGCGGAGAACGGGCGTGATTACAGCGAGGCGACCCTCGCGGCAGAACAGGCCGTCGAAGAGGCGCAAGAGTTCTTCGACAACGTTTCCACGGAGCTGACGTTCAAGGCTCTGCCCCGGCCCATTCTGGACGGACTGATCAAGAGGTTCCCCCCGACCGAGGCCCAGGCCGAGGACGGTGATGCATGGAACCCGGAGACGTTTCCCGCCGCGCTGATCGCCGCGGCACACATCGAACGGGATGATCACGGGGCGGCGGTGGAGGGCATGAGCGAGGCAGATGCCCAGGATCTGCTCGACTCGTGGCCAGTCGCAGAGTCGAACGCGCTGTTCGCGGCAGCGTGGCAGGCGCAGCAGATTGTGCGTACGTCCACCGTGGAGCTGGGAAAAGGCTGATCACGGACGCACAGCTCCGCGCGGAGCTGGAGCTGTGCGACCGGTATGCCATCCCGCACTCGCAGTTCCTCGGAGCAGGCGACGGGCGCTGGAGTGAGCTGGACCGCGCGAAGGCGTTGGCGTTCACCGCCTTCCGGCGCAGCGTCTGTGACGGGTGCGGGACCCGCCCTGTGGAGTGGGACGAGGAGCACGGTGGGGACCGGTTCGCGTACGTCACCACGACGGTGCGCTGCCCGGGCTGTGAGCTGATCGCGCACGAGCAGGACCAGGTGCCCGATGGCGCCGACGGCTACGGGGTGCGCATCGGTTTGGTCCCGCGCGCGTAGCCGGGTGGGTGGGTGAGGGGCGGGGTTTCGAGAGGGCGCGTGGGGAGTAAGGGCGCCGGCGGGTGTCGTCCTACACGCTCAGCGTTCAGGCGCGAGCGGACTTCGCGAACCTCCTGTCGGAGATCCGGCAGGCCTCGCGTGCGATGCGCGGGCTGGGCCGGGACACCGATGCCCTCAACCGGAACCTTCGCCGGATCGGCTCGGGCGCCCGGGGTTCCGCTGCGGAGCTTCGGGGCCTGGGCCGTGACGCGGACCGGGCCCGGGCGGGGCTACGTCGTGTCGGCGCGGACGGGCATGCCTCGATGCGGCAACTGCGTCACGGGCTGCTCAGCGCCCGGCAGGAAGCCCACCACCTGCGCGGCCTGCTCGTCGGCGGGGGAATCGTCGCCGGGCTCGCGGAGATCGCGAAGGAAGGCAACGAGTACCAGCGCGCGATCAACAAGTGGGGCGCGGTCACCAATGCCAACGGGCAGGAGATGGTGCAGGCCGCCGCCAAGGCCCGCGAGCTGGGGGCGGACCTGCAACTGCCCGGTACGTCGGCGGCGAAGGCTGCGGACGCGATGCTGGAGCTCGCCAAGGCGGGCCAGACATCTACGTCGAGCATCGCCAACGCCCGCGCGGCGATGCAGCTGGCCGCAGCTGACAACCTCAGCGCCGCCGATTCCGCCCGCTACCTGGGCGACGTCATGGACCAGTTCGGGCTCAGCTCGAACCATGCCGGACGTGCCGCCGATGTGCTGGCCGCATCGGCGAACGCCGCTTCGGGCGGCTTGCAGGACATCTACTACGCGATGTCCTACACCGGCCCTGTCGCCGCTCAGCTGGGCATCTCGATCGAGGACACGTCCACAGCGGTGGCGATGCTGGCCCGTTCCGGCATCCTCGGCTCCAAAGCAGGAACGTCCCTGCGCGGGATGCTCACCAACCTGGCGCGCCCCACCGCGCGGGCCAGGCAGGGCCTGGCCGAGCTTGGGATCGAGGCGTTCGACGCCCAGGGCAACTTCAAGGGCCTGCGCACGGTGGTTGAGGGTCTGGAGAAGGCCCAGCACCGGATGTCGCAGAAGGAGTTCCTGGGCTCCCTAGCCGATGTGGTCGGCAAGCCTGCTCTGGCGGGTGCGTCGGCGCTGGCACACCAGGGTGTCGAGTCCTTCGACCAGATGCACACCGCGATCGCGCGGACGGGGGCAGCGGGTGAGATCGCCGCCTCGCAGACCAAGGGGCTGTCAGGTGCGGTCACCCAGCTCAAGACGCAGGCGAAGAACGCCGGTCAGGTTCTGTACACCGCGGCCGCGCCGGGTCTGGAGAAGGTCACCCGGCTGTTGACCGCAGGGATCTCCGCTGCGATGCCCGGTATCGCAGGGGCCCTGGATTACGTCCACGACCTCTACACGCTGGCCGGGCCGTCGGCGTCGAAGGCCGTCTCGGCCGGGCTGAGTGAGGTGAAGGGCGCCCTCGGTGGGCTGGGCGGGCCGGTGAAGGACCTGGCTTTCGACGCTGCCGCAGCGGGCGTGAACGTGTTGGTGAACGCGGGGCGCGCGCTCCTCGATGTTCTCGACAACGCGGCCTCGGCTGCGGCGCCCGTGGCGGAGGCCATCAGTGATGTCGCCGAGGAGGCCGATGCTGGTGGGACGGCGCTCGACATCATCGTCACGGCCCTGAACCTGATCTCCTCCGGTGCCGGCGCCGCCTCAGCAGTGCTGGTGCCGATCGGGCATGTCGTCGCCGGGCTGGTGCGCGCCTTCGGTGCTCTGCCCGGTCCGATTCAGACGGCGATCGTCGCGATGCTGATGGCACGCCGGGTCGCCCCGGTGATGGCGCGCCTGGGGCAGACCGTGTCCGGGCCGGTGGTCGGCGCGTACCGGTCGCTCGGGGACCAGATGCGGGTGCAGGAGCGGCTCGCCTCCGCGCAGGGGCAGTCCATCGGCCGCATTGGGCAGGCCCTGGCCGTCATGCAGACGCGGATCCCGGTCGTCGGGCAGATGACCAGTGCGTTCCGCAGCGCCTCCGGCCCGATCACCGGGGTGGCGCGGGCGATCGGCGCTGGTGTCGGTGGCGCTGCCCGAGGGCTGATGGGCGCGCTGGGCGGCCCGTGGGGTGTGGCGCTCGCAGGTGCGGGTGTGGCGCTGTCGATGCTCGCCTCGCACCAGCAGCAGGCAGCTCAGGCAGCGGCGGAGCACCAGTCGCGGATCAGCAGTCTCACCCAGGCGTTGCAGGAGTCGAACGGTGCCATCACCGGCAACGTTCGCGCGGTAGCCGCGCAGTCCGTCATGGACACGAAGGTCTTCGACGGCAAGGAACGGCTGGTCGACGTCATGTCGAAGGCCGGGGTGAAGGCTCGTGAGCTCACGGACGCCTACCTGGGCCAGGACGGCGGCCTCGACGCCCTGCAGAAGCGGCTGAACGACACGGCGGAGGCCAACGTCGAGTGGGTCGCGACGCAGGGTGGCGCAGCGAAGGCCTACAACGACCAAGGCCTCGCGGCGGGCCGGGCCGCGGATGCGCTGGGCTCGGTCAAGGGCGAGATGTCGCAGGCCGTGAAGGACGCCAAGGATCTCGCGGACGCCACAGGGTCTGGAGGGCGTTCAGCGGCCAGCGCGGTGGGACCGTTCGGGCAGTTCTCCGACGCGATGCGCCGCCTGTCGGACACGACCGCGGACGCGGACTCGCGGGCGCGCGCCCTGCACGATGCGCTCAACATTCTCGCTGGCGGATCGGTGGACCTGTCTGCGGCTGAGAGTCGGCTGAACCGGTCCGTGTCGGATGCGTCGGACGCGCTGAAGGGCGGCGTCGACCAGGCGCAGGGCTACGGCAAGTCCCTGCTGAACATGGACGGCTCGCTGTCGACCGTCACCCGCAACGGCCAGAAGCTGTACGACCTTCTGCAAGGCCTCTCTACGAATTCCGCGGATGCTGCGCTGGCCGCGTACCAGTACGCGGAGGCGTCCGGGAAGTCTGTGCCGGAAGCGTTGAAGGCCGCGCAGGCGCAGATGGCGACGGCCCGTGAGTCGGCGCTGGCTACCGCTGAAGGGTTCGGCCTGTCTGCGGAGAAGGCGGCGAGGCTGGCGGACAGTGCGGGTCTGGTGCCTGAGCAGGTGTCGCTCGTCTTGCAGACGGCCGGCATGGATGAGGCTATGGCCGAGCTGATCGCCGTCCAGCAGACGCTGAAGGCCGATCCGGACAAGAAGACGATCACGATCGCCACCCTGTCCGACGATGCTCGTGCGGACCTGGAAGACCTCGGTTTCAAGATCCACGACCTCAAGGACCGTCGCGTCGAGGTCACCGCGCCCACCGAGACCGCGCGCACGGACCTGGACTCGTTGATCGCGAAGATCGCGGAGACTCCCGGTAGCAAGAAGGTCAGTGTCACGTCGGCGACGCAGTCGACGATCACCAGTCTGGAGGAGGTCAAGCAGAAGATCGCCGGTCTCCCGCCCGGCCGGATGATCCCCATCAGCGCGCCCACGGCGGAGGCCCGGCGGCAGCTGGAGGCGCTCGGCTTCTCGATCACCGCCATCCCGGCGAGCAAGAACGTCTACGTGTCGGTGCCGGTCGGCGCCGCGACGGGCGACGTGGCCACGATCCAGGGCGCTATCGACAGCTTGCACGGCAAGACCATCGGCATCGGCGTCTACCGGACCGAGTACATCAACACCGTTCACCAGCAGGGCGGCAACTACGGGCCCTACAAGGACGGGTACCGGCTTGGCAAGGCCGATGGTGGCATCGTCACCTACGCGGACGGCGGCGTCCGCAAGGAGAACCATGTCGCGCAGATCGCGCGCGGCGGCACCTGGCGAGTGTGGGCGGAGGACGAGACTCAGGGCGAGGCTTACCTCCCTTTGGCGCCCAGTAAGCGGGCGCGCTCGAAGATCATCCTGAACGAGGTGGCTCGGCGCTTTGGCGGCCAGGTCGTCTACAACGCCTCCGGTGGCCTGTCCGACTGGTCCTATCAGCCGCTGGGTTCCTCCGGGCTGACGGTGTCGGATGTGATTTCCAAGTCGCAGCGCAAGGGCAAGGGTGGCAAGGAGCACTTCGACCTGCGCTTGTTCGAGAAGAACCTGCGCCGCTCCGTACGCACGGCACAGAGCTGGCGCAATGACCTGGCGACGGTGGCTCGCAGGGCGGGCACGGATGTCGCCAAGGCGTTGGAGGACATGGGCGAAGACGGTGTCGCGCTGACCCGGAAGATGGCTCACGGCTCGAACCGGTACGTGCGTTACATGGCCAGCCAGCTCACCAAGCTCGCCGGTACGGCGCGGGCAACGCTGAACGATTTCACCGGCCAGTTGAACAACGCCGTCAAGAACAACAGCGCGTTCCAGAAGAACCTGACCACGCTTGCTTCGCGCGGGTACACGGCGCTCGCGCAGCGCCTGGCCGAGCAGGGTGATGAGAACGCGGAGGCGCTGGCCGCTCAGGCGGTGAAGGACCGCAAGAAGGCGCAGAAGGCCAACACCGCGGCGAAGAAGGCGGCGACCTCTCTCGACGGTGACCAGCTCGCGGACCTGGTGAAGCTGGTCGGGGCCCTGTCGAAGAACAAGGGCATCCACTCGGTGGCCGAGGCTACGGGGCTGGCCGAGGACCGGATTATCGAGGTCGGGAATCTCGCAAAGAGTCACATCAGGAAAACGGGCAAGGCCGACCGGTTCTTGTCCGACCTGGTGAAGGCGAACGCGGGCAAGGCGTACGCGAACGGCGGGATCTGGGAGCCGGGCGTGTACTCCTCATCCCGGGGGCTGATCAAGTTCGCGGAGCCCGAGACGGTCGCGGAGTCCTACATCCCGCACGCCGGCGCGAAGCGGGGCCGGGCAACAGCGGTGCGGGCTGAGACTGCGGACCGGTTCGGGTACGGCCTCGCTCCGCGTCGGCTGGTCGACGCGCACGCGGGGCGCGGGCGGATCACGGTGGTACACCAGGCTCCGGCGATCGGGCAGCAGACGATCCACGTCTCCGGGTCTGCCGCCACGGCCGACGACATCGCGGCGACCGTCTCCTATCAGATGCGGCGTGCCCGCCGAGGCGGTGTCCTGCGATGAGTGAACTCACCGATTTCCAGTTGGAGATTGCCGGGGTGCGGCTCGGGCACGGCACGAGCGTGCCGGTCGCGCAGATCGAGGGTCTGGCCCGTCCATCTGTGCGGGGCGAGGTGGTGGAGCAGCCGAACGCGGATGGGGCCTGGCTCGGCGCGGACTGGTACGAGGCGCGCACGCTGCGCATCGACTGCGGCGTGAAGACGCCGGGTGATCCTGCTGCTGCGGCCCGTATCGTCGCCCAGCTGGAGGAAGCCGCCGACGATCCGCGGGTCCGCACGGTGGGCGGCGCGGTGACCGTGCTGCGGATCAAATGGCCCGGTGCTCCGGTCCGAGTCTTGTTCGGGCGGCTGCGCAAGGTGGAACCGTCGTGGGAGCAGGCCGCGTTGGGCTGGGTTCCTCTCGATCTTGAGTTCACCGCTCCCGATCCGCGGTATTACGCCGATGTCGAGCAGTCGGTGGGGCTGCGGCTGGGTTGGCTGTCCGGTGGCGGATTCACCGCCCCGGTTCAGGCGCCGATCCGGGTGAGCGATGGCGACCAGTCGGGGCAGGACCGGCCGGGCTGGGTGACCAACAACGGCACCGTCGACGCCTACCCGGTGATCACCGTGCACGGGCCGTGCGCGAACCCGGTGATCACTCATGTGGAGACGGGGCGGCGTATCGATCTGGGGATCACCGTGCCGGCGGGTGAGTACGTGCGGGTGGACACCCGGCCCGGGCGCCGCACGGTGACGCGGCAGGACGGCGGCACCGTCGCGACCACCTCGCCGCTGGGCAGCTTCCGGCTGCCGAAGGGTCGCAGCGAAGTGCGCTGGACCGCCTCCAATCCCACTGCGTCCGCCCGCCTGACGGTGGCGTGGCGTGACGCGTTCAAGACCCTCGTGAACCCGAAGGAGAATCTCGTTCAATGACGCTCGCCCAGGCCCCGCTGCTGGTGAACGGCGCTACCCACAGTGCACAGACGTTCCGGCAGATGATCAAGGATCTGTCACACGGATCGGAAGGGGTGACTGAGGCCGCCGACCTCAAGGTGGCGCCGCTGCCTGTCCCGGGCGGCGGTGTGCAGATCGCGGACGGCTCTGCGGTGATCCGCGGGAAGGCGTCGGCGTGGCAGGGCTCGTACACGGCGTACAACATCGGCACGGCGACGGTGGATATCGCGCCGACGGGTGCTGCGCCGCGTTCGGATCTGATCGTGCTGCGGGTGCAGGACCCGGAGTTTGAGGGCGGGCTCGATCCGGCGAAGGACGCGGTCAACTTCTTCGACGTCATCCCCAACGTGTCCTCCACTGCCACCGCGGTGCCGAAGGGAGTGACGGGGGTGCCGCTGGCCCGCGTGGATCTGCCCGCGAGCACCGGGACCGTCACCGCGGGAATGATTCGCGATCTGCGGCGGGTGGCGAACCCGCGCAGGGAACGCACCCTGTACACGGCGTATCCCACGAAGTTGACAAAGGCGTGGAAGGACGACGACAAGTGGCATGACTGGCCGCCTGAGGCGCGCTGGCAGATATCCGTGCCGGAGTGGGCGACGAAGGTAATTGTCACCATCACGGTCGCGGGTCTGCGGATGGACTTCGACTCGCTGTACGGGAAGCTCCAACTGGTGTTCGGCACGGTGCACGGCCAAGACACGGTCGTGGATGACAACCAGGGGCAGGTCGTACGTCGGCAGACGACGGTGGTCGCGGACACCCTCACGCTGCCCGCCTCGTACCGGGGCACCACGCAGGTGCTGTACATGCAGGCGAAGATGGCGAAGGACTGGAAGGGCGACCTGAGCGTCGACGGCGGCACGTCGATCATCGCCGATGTCGAGTTCACCGAGGGCCCGGTGTAACGGGCTGTGGCGTACAGGTATTTGACGCAGCACGCTCTGACCGGCGAGTGGCTATCCCACGACCTTCCGCTTCGCGGGGTGGAGTTCGGCCCGGATTTGAACGGGCCCGGCCACCTGCGGGGTGCTCTGTCGCCCCGCTTGGCGTGGTCACATCCAGGGCTGACGGATCCGGGCAACACGCTGCTGTACGTCGAGGCGGGCGGGCGGATCCGGTGGGGTGGCATCATCTGGCAGACCGAACCCGACGGCGGCACGATGCAGGTCGAGGCTGCGGGGTGGTCCTCCTACCTTCAGTACCGGCATGACCTGGACGGTGAGCTCGGTGGCCGGGGGCCGTACGTGAACACGGACCCGTGCCGAGTGATGCGGGACATCGTCTCCTACGCGCAGTCCATCCCGGACGGCAGCCTTGGCATCACCGTGGACGGCACGACGTCCACGGCGAAAGTGGGCAGCCCGGCGGAGCCGTGGCATTCACGCTGGTGGGAGACGCCGGTGCTCGGTGACCTCTTTGACGATCTGATCAAGGCCCCCGATTCGCCGGACTACACGTGCGCCACCTGGTGGGGCAAGGACCGGCGCCCGGTACGACGGATCCGCATCGGCTACCCGCGTCTGGGTGCACGCCGCAGTGACATCGCGTTCAGCTCGGACACCAACATCGTCGGCCACACGACGGTCACCTACAGCGCGGACGAGTACGCGCAGGTCGTGATCGCCACCGGGGCGGGCGAGGGGCGCTCGCAGCAGCGGGCCGTCGACGCAGTGCGCAACAAGCGGTTGCGCCTTGAGCACGTGCTGGAGCTGCCGGAGGTGCGCGGCCGTGACGCGCTCGCACAGCGGGCCAGGCGGGAGCGAGCCTGGCGGCAGAGCCTGGGACACGTGGAGGAGATCACCGTCCGCAACCATCCTGCGGCACCCATCGGGGCATGGCAGGTCGGTGACGACGTGCAGGTGTCGGTGCGCGACGAGTGGGCGAATTGGTCGGGCTGGTGCCGCATCACCGGCTTCACGATCCGCCCCGACACCGACTTCGGGGAGACCGCCCAGCTTCAGCTCGAACTGGCCGGCGCCCACCAGTACGCCCCCGCCGCCTGATACCAAGGAATCTGTTGTGCGTAACGACATCGGCGCCCGCCTGGCCCGCCTCGAAAAGCTCGTGCAGAGCATCATCCGCTCCCCCAAGCTCGTCAACGCCAGTCTCGAGGACGGAGCTCTGGACGTGTACGACGAGAACGGCTCACTGCGGGCAGTCTTGGGACGGCAGCCAGACGGGACGAGTGGGCTCACCGCGGTTAACGGGCCCAGACCTCCCATTCCCTCCCCTGCCCAGGTGGAACCGGTCCTCGGCGGTGTGCGCGTCACCTGGGATGGCACCTTCACCGACAGTGAGCCTGCTCCGTTGGATCTGTCTCGGGTACAGGTACACGTCCTGGATTCGGCTGATGACGAGCCGGACGTGCAGTGGCCTACGACAACGATCGAAGCCGCGTCGGGCGCGTCGGTGACGGTCGCAGTGAACCACTACGGGCCCGTGTGGGTGCGGCTGACTGCCGTGAGCACCTCCGGCACACCTAGCGGCGCCTCGCAGGCCGTGGAGGTCTCCGCACGCCGTGCTGTATCCGACGACCTCGGCAATTTTGTGGTACAGCGTGAGAACGTGGCGTTGGGGGCGATCACCGCAGATCTGCTGGCCGCGGATGCGATCAACGGGAAGGTGATCACCGGCGCCACGGTGCAGACCGCAGAGGATGGGCCGCGTGTCGTGCTGAACTCCGCTCGGCTGCGGGCAATCGGCACGAACGGGTCCGCGATCGGCATGGAGCCTAACGCCGTCTACCCGTATATCTACTGGGAGTCCGTCGACGGCTCAAATCAGGCGTACATCAACGTCAGCGGCTCCAACGCCGCGGATGCGAACATTGGCATCAACTCGGGCACCTTCACTGACCCGGACGACAACGACACGTATCGATGGCGGACGTTCTTCGGCAACGACTTCTACGCTGCGGAACGCATCACCGCGAAGGGGAACAGGCCGGTCGGAGGCCGCTTGTACCTCGGCAAGAGTTCCGCTCAGCTCGGGGCCGGGCCCGAGGGTGGCAGCCTGTCGCTCGCGCGCGGTGCCGCGTCCCTGTTCGCAACGTCGATCAGGGCAGCTGGTGTGCTGCGGGCGGACAACGTCGCCCTCGGTACGGCAACCATCACCCCGGTAGCGAACAAGCCGACCTCCATCACTCTGACCGGCGGCAACGTCAAAGGGACGAAGTTTCGGGCCTTCGTCACCCCTAACACCTCCGCGCCGGGCGAGAAGGTCGTGGGGGTAGGCGTCACCGGTGTCTCGTCGAGTGGGCTGACGATCTGGGTGCATCGCACGAACACGACGCCGACTTTGGTGCACTGGATGATCATTGGAGAGGACTGACTTCCATAGGACGGGCTGCCCCTGTCACCATGACCGCGACGTTTCACACCCGGGCCCCGGGGCTCAACGCCCGTTCACAGCACTGTTCAATCCGAACGCTGTACTGCAGAAGTGCAGCGATGTTTGCATGCGTTGTGCGCAGGAACTCACTGGGCCGCCTCCCCGACACGCCTTCGCCCCAGGACAGTACATGCGCCGGGCCGTCCCGCCGGGGGCCGCGCAGATACGGGAGCAGGTCGTGACGGGGGCTCAACTGCGGCTTCGCTCGGCACCGCACTCGCCCGCTGACCACTGTTTGACCTGCATTCGAGCGAGACGGTCACCCCCTTGCAATGCGGAATTCGAAGTTCCCAGTTAGCGCGAACACACGGGCCCAGATCGGCCATTCTGATGTTGGGTGGAGAGTTGAGAGGAACGGCGAGCTACCCCAGCCCGCCACGGCACGAGTTTCATGAAGCTGCTACGACCTGCTCCGTTGCGCTGTGCACTCTGCACGTAGCCACGCCTTCGGCTTCCCAGGCAGTCGGCTTAAACCGATCATTCACATGCCCCTCCCAATCGAAGATCGCCAGATCTCACCTTCGCGATGCTAATGTTTCCACCCCAGTAGCCCGACTGAATGAGGTGACTGTGCGCAGGAGTGTTCTCGTCATCATGCTGGCCGGAACCACGCTGGCGGCTGTTCCGGCCGCTAGCGTTTTGGAAACCGAATCCGGCCAGGCTGGCGTATTCGAAGTCACCGACACTCAGGGCAACCCCTTCCCTCAAAGGACCGGTTCCGAGAACCGCCACAGTCACAAGCAGGCAGAGACGCCGGACGAGGCCCAGAGACGAGCAGAATATCTACTGCGACTGGAAGAAAAACAGGCAGGTAATCGATAGCCACCCGGGGCACCAACAAATTCCTGCCACATAAGAATTCACCTGCACACCCAGCCGCTGCACCCTGTCGACCTTTCTCTATGCGCGTAGCACCTTTATGCGCATTGCACCTCGACGCGCTACGCAAAGGACAGGTTCTAGTTAGCCGTCCATCGGAAATTCAGGGCACACTACCCCCGCCATGTCATCCACTCACGCATCCATGAAAGCGTGAATGACGGCCAACGGGGCATGCCAACGGCCGAAACTGTTATTCCTCTAAGGGAGGTACTCCATGTTGCGAAGATCCCTCAAACGCAACTCGGGTAAAGCTGCGTACGCAGCGACCATGGCAATCATCGCGTTACTCGTGGGGTTATGCGCCCCTGCGGCTAACGCGCAGAGTCGGAGCGGCGGCACAGAAGCAGGATCCTTCACCATCACCAACTTGTCTGGAGAGCCGGCCACGGACATCTGGGAGGCGCCGCAGAACCTAAAAGAGCGTATGGGTAGGCGCCAGGCAGAGACACCGCACGAGACACACGAGCGCAATTCTTATGTGCAAGAGCTGCAACGTAAGGAAAAAAGGAAGGTTGGCCCACGTCAGGCGGGAGAGATTCCCCCGGGGGATATGTCTGACTGCTACAAAGCAGACCTCGGTGACGACGGTTCAAAGATCCTCACGCACTGGCAGTGGTGCAAAGAAGCCCTGGGTAGCTACCACTCTTTCGAGAAGTGCCAAGGCCCGCCGCCAGGGAATGGTTGCGTCGAAATTGGCAGTGTCCAGTTTCGCGTCGCAGTGATGGGTCAGGGGTACCAAGACAAGAATGACCCGGGAGCACGTAAGGTCCGGTACTGGATGCAGCTTGATAATCCCAAGATCTTCCTGCTGCCCCGCCTAACGGACCAGCTTTCTTTCACTGGCCGATGCGAGTCGTTCACTCCTGGAGGCCCATGCCAGGCGGCTGCCAGTAACGGACGCATTGACACCATTGCAGGATGGATGCAGGCGGGGCATGCCCGATGGGACTACAGCTCTCCAGAGGGAAGCATATCGGACCCCGACAAGAAGGCCTTCTTCAACTTCACCATGAAGTCGACGGTCCACCAGGACTATGACATTTCTGGAGACGTGGTTGAGGGCGGCGAAGCCGGCTTCCGCTGCGACTCCGCCAGGTACCAGCTGTGGCCAGTGGATCGACCATCGTATGGATGCGTATTTGACGGCGTCAATTCTATATGGAACTTCAAAGCCAAGGCAGACGTAGCTGAAACGGCGCGGCACGTTTGGACGGCGCAGTTTAAACCAAACCAGACCCGGCCGCCCAGCGTGCAAGACAAAAAGATCCCTGGCTCGATCAAAAGTTATATTCCGCTATCACGCCTAGCCGGGACAGGAGGAAGCGAAAACAAAATCCTCCATGAAAAGAATAGAAGTAAGTCCATAGCCAATTGCAAGACCAATTATGGCGTATCGTACTCGCGAAGCAAAACCCGCGACTGCGACGAATACCCAATGGCCTCGACACGCGAAGGTGCGTTTACAGGCGATGTCGAAGACGAAGACGGAACAAGCCACTTTTCAGTCAAGGCCATACCGAAGGACGACAATCAACAGGCAGGTCGGGATTTAGTTGATTCTACATCGACCAGCGCATCATCAACGACGACGATTTTTTCGTCAATGTCCTAGATGCGGACGGAGGAACATATCCTGGCACTCCAGAACCTGAAGGGGTCTCTTCCCCCGTATCAAACAGGCAGTGCGACCTGAGGCAGCCTGAGATATCAGACGTCAAAACTCAGGCAGCACCTGAGAAGACGTTCCTCGACTACGCTAAAAAAACGCCAGACGGATGGACCGGAGGTGACTCAACCTTCTCTGTCAAGCTTCCGGACGGTCGAACCCTCTGGCTATTCTCGGACACATTCTTAGGGCCGACAAGCAACGACGGCCGCAGCAGGCCAACGAGCGCCCCTCTCATCAACAGCAGCTTCGTCATACAAGATGGCGATCAAATGACAACGCTTCGCGGAGGAACAAAAACAAAACCCTCGGGACTCATGAAGCCGGCCGCGGCAAACCACTGGTACTGGCTCGGAGACGGTCTACTCCACAAGGAAGGAGGTAAATCGTATCTACAGGTCATCTTCCAGGAGTACTACAAGTTCGGACCAGGCGGCTGGGACTTCAGACACAAAGCCAACTTCGTCGCAACATTCTCACTCGACGATCTAGGTACACCCCACGGGCACGAACCGCTGTATATCGATCCCGTTCCTTCCACTCCAGGGGTCGGCTGGGGCTCGGCACTCCTGCCATCCAGCCTGAGCGGCGACGGCTACACCTACATCTACGGTGTGGATGATGCTCCCACTAATAAGAAGATGCGCATTGCTCGCGTCAAGGGCACTGACCTTCTCGGCAAATGGGAGTACCTCAACTCGGGCGCCGGCGGGTGGATGAAGAGCGAGAAGCAGGCAGCCAACGTCTACACCGGAATAGCGAACGAGTACAGCGTAACCCCTTGGAACGGCGGATTTGTCGCCGTGAGCCAGACCAGCACAGAAGCGTTTAGCGGTTGGATCAAAGCGTCCGTTTCGTGCTCCCCTCACGGCCCGTTCCAGCTGGACACCGACGTGTACCGCATGCCAGAACCAGGCCCCTACGGATTGCCCTACCTGAACCCCAAGGTGATCAGCTACAACGCGCATGTCCATCGAACGATGTTGCCGAGCGGCGGAGGTCCGCACACTCTGTCCTACAACGTGAATAGCATGGATAATCGCATTCACCCAGACGCTGACCTATATCGCGATGCGTCCATCTACAAGCCGCGATTCGTCTCGTTCAAGATGACTCCGGGCCGTCCCCTCCGCTAGGTTCCGCACGCGAAGCATGCTGACATCGTGTGGCCTGGCCGCTGAACCTCAGCCGAGGTCAGCGGTCAGGCCATACCTGTATGACCCAAAATTCCAGCGGATCCCCGTGCGGCCCATCAGACGGAAAGGGATCTAGCGCAAGTGAAGCCTCCAGGTGATCCCGTCCTCGGCAGAGCAACCGAAGACGGTACGGGCCTGGTTCGAGTGAAATCCTTCCATAGCACTCGGAGTAGAGGTCGAATACACCGAGACGGTCAAGCAGGGGGGACGTGAACTCCCGTTCGTACTCCCAGTCCTCCGTCGGCCTCACTGCGCAACCATCCCATACCTCCATGCGCACCAAGGGATAGAAGTCGTTATCGCTTGAGGAGAGGCTCCATCCCTCCCCAGGGATGGCAACAATGTCGTCTTCCGCTGGCTGCTCCTCAAAGAGGATAGGACCGATCTGGATCGTTCGGTGGAAGACACGTGGACGAGTGTCAATTGCTTCAACCAGGCTGGGCACTTGCTCTCCTCATCAGACGAGTATGGCGACATCGAAGGGACTACCGGCAAGGCATTGGCATCATGCCATGCTCAGCTACGTCATGTCGTACGACCTTGGGCTGTACAACTGAGCGGGGTTGTGACGTTGGATCGTCCCGGACAGAGTGCGGGCGGTAGCGCGTGGATGCTGGTACCTCTGTTATAGGTGACGGACTGGACGCAGGCGGTTGTTCGGGGTGACCTATCCATTGCACTCTTCGAGGTTGGAGTGAACCTCCTCTCCGTCTCTCCCTCTGCAGAAGGGTCCTCATTCGCAGTTGCACTCACAACATGGCATGGCATTCGTTGCCCCTGAACGCAACGGTCAGGTCAAGGTCACCGTGCTCCTCGCACCCGTACGATCACGGTAGGGCTCGGGGCTGCTCAGGAGTGATCGCAGTGTCCATGCCTCCCAGCGCCGAGCCGACGCTCTGGGAGCTGCACCGTGCCGTCTCGCAGCTTCGAGAGGACCTCCGTGGCGACCTCGCACGGCTGGCGGCACGCCTCGATCACGTCGTGACCGAGGACGTCTATCGGGCGGATCAGCGCGGGGTTGAGCAGCGGATCACGCACCTCGAGTCGGGCCTTGGCGCCTTGCGGGTCGAGGTGGATCAGAGCCTGGAACGCACGGAGCAGCAGCGTCGTGAAGATCAGGCGCAGGTGATGGCGACGCGTCGGCTGGTGTTCAGCTCGTTCGTCTCGCCGGTGCTGTTGATGGCCCTCCAGCTGTGGCTCGCCTCTCGAGGTACCGCCTCGTAACAGCCCTGGGCAGCAGGGATTTCAGATGGGGCGCGGGGAGAATAGTGAGCGCCGATCGTGGCGACACCTATCAGTGCCGACCGACTCGTTGCCGCGCTGCGCGCCGAAGGCGTGCGCGTGGTGGAACGGCCGGGGTGGAGAACCCACAACAGGAACCACAAGGGGCCGTTCGGCCCGGTGAACGGCGTGGTCATCCACCACACCGTGACCTCGGGCACCAGCAACACCGTCAACATCGTTGAGCGCGGTTACGCGGGTCTGCCGGGTCCGCTGTGCCACGGCATGATCGCCAAGGACGGCACCGTGCACCTCGTCGGTCACGGCCGCACGAACCATGCCGGCCGCGGAGATGGTGACGTGCTGCGGGCCGTCATCGCCGAGCGCGCGCTTCCCGCTGCGAACGAGGCGGACACCGACGGCAACACGCATTTCTACGGCTTCGAGTGCGAGAACCGCGGTGATGGCACGGACCCGTGGCCGAGGGCGCAGCTTGAGGCGATCGAGCGGGCGGCGGCGGCGCTGTGCCGCGCGCATGGCTGGAGCGCGGCGAGTGTCATCGGCCACAAGGAGTGGCAGCCCGGCAAGGTCGACCCCAAGGGCTTCACCATGAGTTGGCTGCGCGAGCGCGTGGCTGCCCGGCTGAAGTCGAAGCCGTCTAGTGGAGGTTCGAGCAGTGGATCGGCGGGGGGTTCGTCGACCTACGTGGTCAAGAGCGGCGACACGCTGTCCGGTATCGGCAGGAAGCTCGGTGTCCGTTGAGAGCTGCTGGCCCAGGCCAACAAGATCACCAAGCCGTTCGTGATCAAAGCGGGGCAGAAGCTCACTGTTCCGGAAAAGTCGAGCGAGAGCTCCTACTCCCCTCCTCCCTTTCCGGATGGTCTTGCTCCGGGCCGCTCGGCACCGTCTGCGAAGAGTCTTCAGAAGGCGCTGAAGGACACCGGTTGGCTGGACCGGTCGGTACCGCTGTCCGACGTGTACGGGCCCCAGACGCAGAAGGCCGTCGTCGGCTTCAACCGCAAGCACAAGCTGTTCACGTCAGGCCGCCCTCAGGACCCGGCGATTGGCCGCCGGGGCTGGAATCTCCTGCACGAACTCGCCTACGGGAAGTAGAACGTTGATCGACTTCATTCACGCTCACAGCACCCGCCTCTACACCATCGCCTCTGCGGCGCTGGCCCTCGTCGCCTACTTCGTGGACGGTCTGCCGACGGGGCTGATCCTCGCCCTGGTCGCCGCGATCCTGGGTACTGGTGAGGCCGTTCAGCGGGTGGAGGACCGCAAGACAGCCAAGGCTCTCTACCAGGAGCCGCCCACGGTCTCGTAAACGCATGTCAGCGGCATAGCCCCTTCGCTCCGCCTCTTCCCGCATGTTCCTGCGGGGGGAGGCTCGCTGCTTTGACGGTTCCAAGGGAAGGGAGCTGGTGCGCCTCCATCGAGTCACGAGAGGTGGGATATCGCGACCGCAATGTCCTGTTTCCGGGCAGAGGTTCACCAGCTCCTCGGCAGGCGGGCGGGAGCTGTGCTGATGGTGATGGTCGCCGCAGGCATCGTGACCGGACCGACCGCGACGCGACCAAGGAACTGCTGCTCTTTGCGTCACCTCGTCTACCCCGAGATCGCCATCGCCTGGGCCGACTCCGCCTACGCTGAGACAGCCGACGTGCTGGCTTCAGACGCGGGCCGTCGCAAGGTGGGTGAAGCGGCTAGCCAAGTGGGGTGTCGCGGTCTTCCTCCAGGCGTAGCTGTCCGGTGAGGATGTCGCGGGCGATGTCTTCGAGGAGTTGCTGGTGGCTGAAGGCGTGGGCGCGCATGCGGGCCAGGGCTTCGGAGACGGTGACGTTGCTGGCTTCCGCAGCCGCGCCGGCTGCCTGGTGCACGATGGGCGGATAGCCCACGGGGCCCGTCTCCGGAGCTGCTTGTTCCCAGCCGATCAGAGCAGGATGGGCGTCCAGGACCAGCAGCGCGAGGACCCGGGCATATGCCTCAAGCCTGGCCCGGTCCGCTGCGCTGAGCGGGACGGGGGTGGTGCGGTAGATATCCATGGCACCGACCGGGACGTTGTCGCCGACCAGGAGCGGCACGGCCACCACGCTGCGGATGCCGAGTTCATCGGCCGTCCGCAGAAAAACGGGCCACTGCCCAGAGGCGGGCTGCACCTGCGCTTCTACGATCCGCCGTTGCAGGTACGCCTCGGTGCACGGGCCTTCCCCCGCCACGAGCTGCGCGTCCTCCAGCCGGTAGCTGCGCTCATCGGCAGCGTAGGCCACGGTCCTGATGCGGCCCGAAGTGATCAGGCTGACTCCCAGGCCGTCCGCGCTCACATCTGCGCCGCACGCCGTCGCAGCGGACGGCAACGCCACCGGACGCTCGGCGACACTGGCGGTCTCGACGACGCGCTTCCACGCCGCGGTGTTCTGTCGCACATCCATGACGCAGCTCCTATGCCCTGCCTGGAGCGCGGTCAGGCCTTCCGTTCGCTCATCAGTACAAACAAGCGTAGACCTCCATTGGGACCACAGGCAGAAGGCTCCGCTCCGTTCACAGCCCGTAGGGCAGGGCTTTTCGGACATCAGGTGCGCGAGTCAATCGACCACGCGACAGCCCGGCACTCTTCAGAATGAGCCCCTCGGCGATCGGATCTGCGGGCGCTACCACTATTCTGCTCTCTTGGATACATCGTCATAGAGAGGAGGCAGAGGTGGCGAAGCCGCTGCTGTGCGGTCGTAAGGAGATCGGGCGGGTCTACCGCATCAAGCCCGAAGTGGTCAGCAACTCGTGGATTCACCGAGGCGTCCTCTCATACGAGGACGCCGTGATTGTGTCGGGTAAGCCGTTCTGGCCTGGTGGGTTCGTGGAGTCGCTGGCGTTGCCGCCGGGTAGTCGTGGCCGGCAGCTCGACGTCGAGGAGCTGGCCGCACTGGAGGCCGAGCAGAGTGCACGGGTGCGGCCGCGGAAGAAGGAGGAGCTGCCTCCGCTGGTCGGTGCGCAGGAGTACGCCGAGTTGTTCGGGGTGACGCAGATTGCTGTCGGGCAGGCCGCGAAGGCAGGTTCGGGCCGTGTGGCGGAGCCGGACTATGAGCTGTCCGGGTCGAAGGTGTGGCTGCTGGAGTCCGTGCTCGCCCATGCTCCGGTAACGATGGACAAGTCGCGCAAGAAGATCTGGGTGCTTCGGGACGAGGTCGCTGACGCTTTGCGTGAGGGCCGGTATGACGGTCCGGGGTCGTTCTTCTCTCAGCGGGGGAACAAGATGAAACCGGCGGCTTAGGCGTGTCGCGCCAGGCCGCTGACCCCGCGATGGATTGCTCCCCGTCGTGGTTCTCGGTGGGGCCTCGTCGTGCGCGGCACCCATGCGCCGCTTCGCACGAAGAGCTGTTCCGTGGTGGGCCATGGGAGTTGCACCCCCTCATTTTAAGAGTAGAATTTAACTAGAAGGTGTGAGGGGCGCCTGTGCGCTCCGGATACGTATGCCGCAATATAGGTCGCGATGAAAACTATGGAGGGTTGCATGGTCCCCGTTCAGATGGAGCTGTCGATCGCGCCTCTGCGTCACCCCGACCCGGGGGACGCAGGGGCGAGCATCCAGGATCGTTTCGAGGCGTTCCACCAGCTCAATCCCTGGATCCTGGTGCAACTGGAGTCACTGACCGCCGACTGCGCCAAGCGCGGGCTCCGGCGCATCGGTATCGGGATGCTCTTCGAGGTCCTCCGCTGGCAGTACGGGCGCGCGACGAGCGGCGAGCCGTTCAAGCTGAACAACGACTTCCGATCCCGCTACGTCCGGCTACTGGTCCAGCGGCATCCCGATTGGGCGGCCCTGTTCGAAACCCGGGAACTCCGCACGCCTTGAAATAGGTCCCGATACAAGAACTTGGAGATGCGCGTGAACCGCCCGATACCGAAGCTGCGGACCCGTAAGCCTACCGGCGTGATCCCCTGGCCGATCGTCTTGATCGAAGGCGAGGAGAAGAGTGGGAAGAGCCATCAGGCAGCGGAGTTCACCGGCTGCGAGCAGACCGGCCAGGCGTACTGGCTGGAGCTCGGCGAGGACACCGCCGACGAGTACGCGAACGTGCCCGGTGCGGACTATCTGCTGATCGAGCACAACGGCACCTACCGCGACATCCTCGGCCAGATCGAGGCCGTGCACGCGGAGGCGACCCGCGCGGCTGTCGCGAAGGAGAAGCCGGTCGTCCTGGTCATCGACTCGGGTTCGATGCTGTGGCGGATGCTCGTGGACTGGACCAACGAGCGGGCCAGGCGCTCGCGGACGGGCCAGAACGCCCTCAGGCAGGACCCGGACGCCGAGGTCAAGCCGTCCATGAACCTCTGGAACGACGCGGCCGAACGGTGGCAGCGGGTGATGTACCTGGTGCGGACCATGCCCGGCATCGTGGTCCTTCTGGCCCGCGGCAAGGAGGTCGCGGCGGTCGACGGAAACGGCGATCCGATCCCGCGCACGAAGGACTGGCGGGTGGAGGCGCACAAGTCTTTGGCCTTCGATGCGACGGTGTGGGTGCGTATGCGCCGCGAGGAGCCGCCGCAGATCATCGGTGCGCGCTCGTTGAAGTTCCAGGTGCCGCGCGGCGGCCAGCCGAAGCCGATGCCGGACTTCTCCATCGAAAAGCTCGTGTTCGGCCTGATGGGCTGCTCGATCCACAACCAGCCCAAGCCCACCCCGGAGCTGACGGGCGACCTCGCGCAGGCGTGGATGCCGAAGGTGCGCGAGGCCGCCGCGCAGGGCGTGGAGCATCTGAAGAAGCTGTGGCGGCAGGTCGAGGCCGATGACGGTTTGGACCGCGACGAGGTGCTGGTGGTACGCGCGGCGATCGAGCGTGCGGCCACGGAGCTGAAGAACCCCAGGAAGCTCAGCGATCCCACCAGCGATGACGTGTCCCGTCTACGGGCTGCTGCCAGCGAGCAGCAGGACCAGGACGCCGAGGGCACGTCCGCTGAGGAGCCCGGCGTCGAGTTCGCCGCCTGACCACGCTCCACTCCCCTCTTCTCTTTCTCTTTCCCCTGCGCTGCCGGGGCCCGCCACGTGACGGGCCGGGCCCCGGCGCGCCCTCTTGGAGACTGCTGTGACCGCCACAACGACCAGCACACCCGCGCCCCTGTCGATCTGGGATGCCGCACGAGCCGCTGACGCTCGGCGTCCGCGCTCGGTACAGACTCAGCTCGGGGCGTCGGACACCATCTGCGCACGCCGCGCCGGATACCTCCTGGCCGGCGCGGAGCGGACGAACCCCGGGGACAAACGGGCCGCCATCCTCGGCACGTACATCCACCAAGGGCTGCTCGAAGACGCGCGTCGCGAGTACGGGTGGCTGGTGGAGCGCACCGTCACTGACGCGACGCTGCGCGGGCACGTCGATGTCGTACAGCTCGACGCGGCGACGGCCGCTCGGCTGCCGAAGCGCCACCGGCCTATGCGCCCCGCGGATGTGGTGACCGTGGAGGACGTGAAGACCAAGTCCTCCCGCGTCTGGGACCGCGTCGTCCGCTACGGGCCGACTGCTGCCGAGATGCGCCAGATCCTGCTGTACGCCGACTTGTTGCGCACGGTCGGCTTCGCCGACGTGCCCGGCCAGCGGTACCTGCACCGTCTGGGCCCGGTGGATGTTCAGCGCATCCGGTTCAGGTTCGTGTGCCGTGACACGGGCGAGGAGCACATGCAGGAGTTCGCCTTCGACGAGTGGCTGGCCACGGAAGCACGCTGGTGGGTGGACCGGGTTCTGGAAGCCGATTCGCCGGAGGAGTTGCGCCGCGATCACGAGGGCCCGGGTCTGTCCGTGATCTGCGACAACTGCCCGTTCGTGCAGGCTTGCTGGGCTGGCGCCGCGCCCGGGCGGCCCGCGCAGACGATCCTCGTTCACGATGACGAGGACCGGGCCCGTGCCCTTGCCGACTACGTGCGGGCTCACGAGCGGTTCAGGGAGGCGAAGCGGGTCAAGGAGCTCGCGCGGGCGATGCTCGATGACTCCCCCGAAGGCAACTACGGCGAGAACCACCTGGGCTGGAGCGGCGGCAACGACAAGGAGGAGACGGACGTCGCCGCGATGGTCGAGGAGTTCGAGAACGCCGATCTGACCGTGCCGATGGTTCCGGACACCGACGCCATGGTGGCGATCCTCCGCCGTGCCGGGATGGTCGTTCCCCGCCGCAAGGCGGCTGGTCAGAAGACCGCGCGCACCATCAAGGTCACGCGGGCCCGTACGCGGTCCTGACGGCTCCTTGGCGGGCCTGCGAGGCCGGGCCCGCCTTCCCCTTCATCACCGCTCTGCTGCTTGTACTGCCCCTGGAGGCATGCTCCGTGACCATCCTGCGCCGCCATCTCAGCTCCGGTTACACCGTGCTGCCGACGGCCACCCTGGAAGATTCCCGCCTGTCGTTCCGGGCGCGCGGGATTCTCGCGTTCCTGGTCGCGAAGCCGGACGACTGGCAGGTACGCGCCGAGTCCATCGCCAAGATGGGCAAGGAGGGCCGGGATGCGGTGCAGGCCGCGTTGCGGGAGCTGCGCAACTGCGGCTATTACCGGGTGATCACAGAGCGGTTGAGCGACGGAAGACTGATCCGGATCACGGAGGTGTACGACACTGCGCAGGACTGGGCGGCCGAAGAGTACGCCCGCCAGGTGGTCCGTCGGGTCGAGCGCAGGCTGAAGGCCGAAGCCGAGCAGTCTCCACAGGCCGTGGAGGATGAAGGCGCCGAGACCGAGGACGGGTTTTCAGGCGTCGGTTCACCAGGCGTCGGTGAACCCGCCGCCGGTTCTTCAGGCTTTCTAGTTAGTAACCACACCAATTACCCACAGCAGAACCCCCCTCCCCCCGCAGCTGCCGCTCCAGGGGCGCCCGCAGCGGTATCCGGTTCGTCAGGCCGTGAGGGCAGCGGCTGTGCGGCTCACGCCGATCAGCCTGGCCGTCGCTGTCGCGCCTGCGGCACGAGTCCGCGCAAGCAGCGTGAGGCGCAGCAACAGGCAGAGAAGGAGAAGGTCAAGGCCTCTCGGCGTGAGGCCAATGAGCGGGTGCTGAAGTCGGTGCGGCGTCAGCCGGACGCGCAGGGTTTGTCCGCTGTGGCTCGCCAGAGGCTGGAGGAGATTCGGCAGGCGCAGGCCCGGGAGAAGGCGGACCGAAATCCCGACACGCCGATATAGGTCGCGCTCTTTGGCCTCACTGCTTACCGGAGAGCAAGCCGACAGTGCGGCGATAGAGTAGAATTTATGCGAGACGGAGGCTGCTGGGAGCCGAGTTAGCCCACCGACCCGCCCTCTTCGAATTGACAGACCGGTGCCGCTGCGATTTCTAATAGGTCGCGATACTCATTTAGATCGGATGCTCATGCTGGACACTGCCTCGATGGCCGCCGCCGCGCGCGCTGCGTACGGCCCGGAGGAGCTGGAGGCGCTCGCTGCCTACAGCGATCTATGCGCGGCCCTCGAATCCTGCGGGCTGCACCCCTACATCGAGACCCGCGGGGGTCTGGCGGTCTGCGCCTACACCGCGGACGGTTCGCTGATCGTCGTAGCGGGACAGGACGCCCTGCCGCTACGGCGGCAGTCCCTCAAGGGCTGGCACATCACCCACGTCCCCGAGGACTCACCTAGCCCGCCTTGGCGGTGCGCCGTCCACGACACGGTCCCGCAGGACCCGGCCAGCGAACCGCCCGGCAGTCTCGCCCTCGACAAGGCCACTGAGGCCGTCACCGCCCATCTCGCCTCCTGCCGGGCCGGGGCAGCGGCATGAGACTTTCCGACGACGACCGGCAGATGGCCGTCCGGGACTTCTTCATGCCGGTGCAGCTCCTGGAATTCACCGACCTACCCGACAGCGCGTCCCGCAGCGCATGGGGCAGACACGAGTTCAGCCGCCGTGGCGGTAGCTCAACCGTTCGCCGCCTGGAGGGTGAGCCGGATGCCGGGGCACTGGCCAGGTGGACGCCTGCGCCGGGCGGGTTCCGGTACGAACTCGACACCAGCAGAGGTGTCCGCGCGGACACCCTCACCTGGCCTGAGGTACGGGAGGCCATCGAGTCGCGCATGACGGCCGTCCGCTACGGAGCTCTACGCGAAGCGGTCGCACGGCAGGCGGAACACGAAAAGGCTTACATGCCCTGCCCGGGCCCGTACGCCGATGCCGCCATCTGGGACCGGGAGTACTACCGCAGGTGGTCGCGCCAGAGCTCAGCTCTCCAGCTTCGGGCCGCCGCCGCTCTGGACGCGATCTTGCCCGCCGCCGTCGCGCACCCGCCCCTCTTCTGAACCGCCCTCCATCAGGAAGCAAGCCCTCGTGATCACCTCTACATCGTCCACGGCATGGACCGAGCACGCCCCGTGCGCAGGCGTTGACGGTTACCTCCCCGAGGAGTCGTTGCTTCGTAAGCCACGGCAACTTCTCGAAGCGTGCGAGCCCTTGATGGAGGGCTGCGCTGCCTGCCCCTTCATCGTGCGCTGCTATGACCGCGTTCGCCCAGCGGCCAACCACTTCGACGGGGTGTGCGCGGCGCGGCTTTGGGTGAACGGCAAGGTGGCGGCGAGCGCCGAGGGGGTGGAGCCGTTGCCGAAGCTCCCGACCCAGGCCGGGACGTGCGGGACGAGCAGTGGGGTGAAGGGCCATCGGCGGCTCGGTGAACCGCTGTGCGGTGAGTGCCGGGTGACGGCCCAGCGGGCCGACGTGCGCCGTGCGGGCGCGGCCAGCATCCGTAAGCGCGCATCGCGCGGCAAGGCTCTCGCGTCAGCGGCGTGAGCCGCCACCGGCGTGACCCACCGTCCCGTGCTGGCGCTGGAGGGCGGCGATATCGCGGCGCCAGGACCGGCGCGCACACACGCCTCGCGGCAGGTGACGTGCTTTGACACCCCCTCCTTGGATAGTAGAATTTACTTAGAGCGGTGAGGGAAACGAACCGCCTGACCACCGAAGGAAGAAGCCCCATGCACGCACCACTGCCGGACCCGCTCGCCGTGCTCCAGGTCGCCACGCAACACCGGATCACCGAGGAGCAGGCAGCGACCGCCATCGAGTGGGCAGCACACCTGACGGTGCACGCATGGGGCACCTACGCCGGACTGCTCGGCATTGAGGAGCGCGACGGCCGCGCCATGGAGGCCTGGTTCCACTCCCTCCCGTCTGCCACAAGGGCCGCCGTGCTCGACGACGCGGTCACCGCGGTAGTCGACGCCGACAACGCACTCGCCGATATCTACCAGCAAAAAGACCGCCAAACCCGTGTCATACGTACTAACCGGCCCCGCGTACACATCCGCTGACACGAAACTCCCCCGGCCCGCCTCACATCGAGGCGGGCCGCGCCATGCCCACAGCCCGAACTCCACGAAAAGGAACGCCTGATGGGCGCGATCGACTTTTACACCCCGGCTACCGGCCCCGACCTCACCACGGCCTTCAACGCCGCCCGCAGCCACCACCGGTGGGAGTACGGGCACTCCGGGTTCACCGGCACCGTCGCGGAAAAGGACACCGTGGTGCTGATCGACGAACCCCGGCGCAGCGAACAGGAAGCAACCGCGCGCGCCGAGCAGCTCGTTCACGCCGACGACCCGCGGATCTCCTGCAAATGGGGCCCCGCCGGAGCATTGCCGATCACCACCGACTCCGGCGAGAGGGGGTGGCTGCTCTTCGGTACGGCCCCTCACTGACTCCAGCGGCCCACAGCGCCGGGCCGAAACGCTGCCCGGCCTGCGTGGTCAGCCATCCCGAGCAGTGACACCGACGCCCCCGAAACCCGCACGACCTGGTGGACCTCCTCCACCGCCCCCGACGAAACGGACAACGATGAGCGACAACACACCCGAGGGCCCCGTCGACCGCCAGTCGAGGAGGCAATCGCCCTCCACACCCTCATCAGCTCCGGCCTGGTCCTCTGCACGGTCCGCCGAGAAGGCCAAAGCCAGCCTGGGACTGAGCGTCCTGTGGGCCTACGTCTCCCCAGAAGTGTGACGCGACGTGCGGCTGCGCACCGCGTGGGAAGCCCACGGGGCAGATGTAGGCAGGCCGGAGGCGCCCGCGCCGCGGTGAGCCGTGGGTGGCGTGAGCTCGTAGCACCGCCTGTCGCGCAGGAGGGCCCAGAGAACGTTGACGCCGCGGCGGGCGAGCGCGAGAACGGCCTGGCCTAGGCGTTTACCCTCGGCTCGTTTGTGGTCGTAGAACCGACACGATCCCTCGCACGTGCAGTTGCTGAACAGCGCGGAGGTGTAGAAGACGCGCTGAAGTCCGTGGCTGGATCGCTGGGGACGCCGCAGGTTGCCGGAGTCACGCGGGACCGGGACAACCACCGCGCCCTGGAACGTGGTGGTCGCATCTTTCGAGGCACGGCCTAAAGGGTGTTGCACAACGGCGATCACGTTCGGATCCGGCCACCAACCACGAGGCCAACTGCCCGTTTCTGTACCCGTTTTCGCTGGTCTGGTTGGCACCGCTAAACGGTCGCGAAAGATCGTTCGGTCGTTGTGCAACACGCTTTACATACGGTCGAGCGACCGGCGGGGCGCGGGGATGTTCCGCGCGCGGAACGCCGACTTTGTCATCCGCTGGTGTTCCTGGGCGAACTCCGGGTCGGCGTCGTACGCGGCGTTTCCGCGGATCGGCGTGGGCAGTGGGCGTTCTTCGCTCCGGCCGAAGGCGATGGGGTCCCGCAACTGGACGTCGACTTCGGGACCTTCGCTCTCTCCCGCGGGGAACACCGGGCCGCCGATGGGATCGGTGGCCCGCCACAGATTGCGCCAGCTGTGCACGTCTCGGTGCAAGGCCCGGAGCTCCCGCTGCCCGAAGAATGCCGGGAACAGTCGTCCGTAGAGGCGCTCCAGAGGTGACCCGTAGGTGAGCAGCTGCACTCGGCGGCGTACGGACGGGGGGAGCTGCCAAATGGCGGCGACCGCGAGCACGCTGCCCTGGGAGTGGGCCGACACCAGGATCCGGCCGCCCGTCGTCCGGCACCACGTCGACATCCGCCACGTGAGATCGGGGACGGCCCGCTCCGAGTAGCTGAGCCGCGCGAACGGATGGGCGGCGCAGGGCCAAAAGGTGCCCAGGTCCCACACGATGCCTAGGAGGCCGCGGGGTGTGGGCGCACGGGAGGCCCGGCGGCCGGAGTTTAGGAAGACGACGACTCCAAGGGCGACCAGCCAGGACCCGATCCCCTTCAGCGCCTGGCCCAGCTCACCCAGGAGCTTCGGCAGTCCCGTCCCGGAGTGGCCCGGCGGGGCGTCCGTGACGAAGGCCCCCGTCAGGGTGGCCGCGCTCAACAACAGGAAGGCCGCGGCGACGGCGCTCAGCATCGTGGGGATCGAGTCGGAGATACGGGCGCGCGCGCGGGCGGCGGCGATCCGGCGCGCGCGCAGCGTGTCGTAGGGGTCGCGCGGATAGTCGGCCTGTGTGAAAGCGCGCAACCGTCGTGCGGTTCCGAGGAGTTGGATATGCGTCGCGCCGACGAGAGCCAACAGCACGACGAGCAGCACGGGGATGGCGGACACTTGCCAGGTCATCGCGGGAGGGGGCCCGGCGATGGCGCCGCCTGCCGTGCCGGGCTCGTCGTAGTTGCCGAGCCAGTCCGCAAGCCCCTGCACGGCACCGGCCGCCATCATGTTGTAGAGCGAGAAGGCGAGCGTCACGACGGTCGCCGGGGCGAGGCCCCGCAACAGGATGCGGGGGCCGGGGGTCCACCGGTACAACACCGTCCCGACCACGGCGAGCACCACCACCATCGCGCCTTGCACCAACAGCAGTCCACTGTGGATGAGTTCCGTACTCGGTAGCGGTCCCGCCGACCGCCACCCGGGGCGGGACCACATGGCGTACAGGAGGCAGAGCACGACGAGCGCGACCGAGCCGGTGGAGACGGATCGGGTGAACGTCCGGTCCAGCCGGCGGTCGATGCGCCTCTCGGAGCGGCCCCGACGACAGACCCCCCACAACGCCGCGGTCATGGCGAGGAAGGCGATGAGCACGCTCAGCAGCCAGCCGCACACGACCAGGGCGACCGGTCCGCCGGCTTGCCGGTCGTAGCTGCTCGGCGCCGCGACGAGCAGCACGGCAACGGTGCACAGCCCGGCGGCGGTGTGCGTCGAGTTGAGCCGGGCCAGGAGGCGTCTGCCGTACCAGAATCCTGGCGTCGACAGGGCAGGCCGGGGCTCCTCTTCCTCCTCTGGGTCGCTCCGATGGGGCAGTAGGTCTTGAGAGTCGTACGCATTCCATGTCTGCCGGGACAGCCGCCACAGCAGGCCGATGAACGCGCACGGCAGCAGCGATCCCACAGCGAGACGGCGGCCCGGCTGACCCCACCAGCCGGACTCCGCCGAGAGGAAACCCAGCCAGAAGCTCTGGTCGCGCGCGCATGCGGGCCGGCCCGCGCACTGCCAGGCGACGAGGTCCATGGAGAGTGCGCACGCGGCCGTCACCACCATGACGGTCAGGCTGAGCGCCGCGAGCCTGACCAGCACGGAGTGCAGTCTGATGGTGCGCCGGTGGCCACGGGCGGGTGGGCGCATCCAGTGGGCGAGGTTCACGAGCATGAAGGGGAGCAGCAGGAACCACAGCGCCCGACCGGGCCGTCCCGGCGCGAGCGGCCCCCAGCTGTAGGTCTCGGGCACGGTGCGCCCCTGATAGTCCTGCGGCCGCGACTCCGCGTCCGCGTCGGCGGCCCTGCGGTGCAGCGCCGCGATCTCGTCGCCGGCGATCTGTACGATGCGCGGGTCGGCGAGTGTCCGCTCGGGCGTGGCGCCTTCGATGCCGTGGACGAGGAGTTCGAGGACGAGATCGAAACTCGCGTGACGCTCCGGGGCCGAAGGACGTGGCGCGGTGGCCAGGGCTGAGCGGGCCCGGGCCGAGCGGGCGCGGCCCGTGGTCTCCTGCATGCGGGCGAGGGCCTTGCGCACCGCTTTGGCCTGCGGATGCCGAAGCCCCAGCGTGGTCGACGCCCGCTGGGCCGCCACCGCAAGGACGTCGATGAGCCGTTCCATGCCGGTTACATCGCCGTCCAGCACGGCGATTTCGTGCCGGGCCGAGGCCATCAGGACCAGAGCCTCAAGGGACCGGGGATGATCGTCCCCCAGCCGGTCCATCTGCTGGAGGCACAGCTCTTCGAGGCCGTGGGCCAGTTGCCGGACGCGGTCGTCGTCCTCTGCGCGGCCCGCGGACAGGAAGAGAACGGAGGTGGTGCGCAGGAGCGCGTCGAGGCGGGGCCCGGACTCCGGCAGCGAGCGGCCCAGTTTGTTCCCCTGCCGGGCGTGCGACTCAGCGGCCCACCACCTGCCCTGCTCGGCGGCGCACAGGGAGAGGTTCATATGGGTGTGGGCCTTCTCGACCGGGGTGTCCGCGGCGTCCAGCGCCGACTCCAGCGCAGTCAGAGCGGCGTCGAGGCGGGCGCCTCCCTCGTCGATGAGGGCCGCGGCGAGCCGGTTGTGCACCACGCACCGGTATCGCCGCTCGACGCGTAACGCGTCGATCCACTCCGCAGCCACGTCCAGCGCCGCGGCGAGCTCTGCGGCCATGTCCAGCTCGCGCAACAGCGTGACCAGATAGGCAAATCCCTGCGCGTCGTCGGGGGTTGAGAGAAGCATCTGATCGTCGGCGAGCGTCGTGAGGCGGGCGCGCAGCGCGTCCAGCGATCCGGGCTCGCCCCGCACCGCCCACTCGGCGTCGCCGATCCGCTGTGCCCACCCCGGAGTGGTGCGCTCAGTCACCCGAAGCCCCGTCCAGCCACTGGGCGTCCAGCGCACGAGACGCCCGCTCACGGCTCCGCGCGGCTTCCTCCGGCGTGATAAGACCGTCCTCGAGCAACTGCCGGACCTTCTTCAAGTACCCGTCGACGTCCACGGTCGGCGGGTCCGGGCGCGGCTCGGCCGAGGGTCTCGAGCCGGGCACGAGCATGGGCTTCCCGGCCGCGACCTCGCGCAGATGACCGATGTCAAAGTGCGGGAACCGCTGGGCCGCGTGCTGCACGGACGCCGCGAACACCACGTTCGTGTCCCGGGAGCCGTCCGCGCGGCTGAGCTCCTGTTCCATGAGGATGCCAACGACGGGCCGCTCGCCCGGTTCCGCGCCAGCGGGCACGGCGTGCACCGGGCTGCCGGAGTAGCCCGCGAAGTCGTGCACAAGCTGGTCAACGGTCATCTGCAGCCCCGTGAACTCGCCGTGCGCGTCGCTGCGATGAATGATCGGCGCGTGGGTGACCCGCCCGCTCAGCGCGGTCTTCGTATCCGGCGGCCGGTAGGTGCCGAGCCATGCCACGTCCGGCCGCGGACGGTCGGTGGGCGGGGCGAGCGGGAGGTCGTACGCGTGGGCCCCGAGGACCGCGACGAGCGCGAGGTCCGACTCCTCAATCCAGTCGCACAGTCTTCCCGGGACTCGCTGCCCACCCGGGAGGTGCAGCTCCAGGCGCACGTCGTCGCCGGAGGCCCCCGACACGACATGCAGCGCGGTCAGGACGAAGCCCCGCGTGAGCAGGAACCCGGCACCCAGGTGGGACTCACCCTCTTGGATCCGCACCCAGTACGCGTCCGCGTACGACTCCGCATTCACGGCGCACCGTCGGCCCGTTCGACCGTGAGTGTCACCTCGAGAGACGCCTCCGCCGAGGCCTTCGACAGGATGACGCCCGCCTCGGCGGCGAGCGTCAGGCCGAAGGTGACCTGCACGCTACTCACCGACCAGCCGTGCCGTTCGGGCACCTGGGCCAGAGAGTCCTGGGCGAGGACCGTCGCCTGCTGGATGGCCTCCCGCACCTCGCCGGCCCGCTCGACGAGCGGAGCCGAGCGGCGCGTCCTGTTGCTGATCTGACGCGAGCCGTGACCATCGGTCTCGACCGTCTCGATCCGTACGAGCGAAGGAGCATCCTGGTCAGCCATGGCCGCTCCCCCGTCGAGTCGTCCCCGTTGCGGGCCAGCGTAGACCTGAAGGCCGGAGGATGGAGGGGAAACGAGAGGGTCCTTTAACGAACCATCGACCGGGCCGCGTCCTTGACGCCCTTCCAAGCTGGTGGTGCTGACCGCGAGTTGGATACTCCTGTGCAACAACGAAACTCCTGGTAGACGGGTTCCCAACCAAGATCACCCGTGTCCGTCGGGAGCTTCGCGCGCTTGTGTACCCGTCCTCGATCGATCTGCCCCGTCACACCTCGCGGCTCCTCGCCAGACAACTGATATCCGCGCGTCAGGAGATCGGGACGCGGAGGTGGCGCCCCTCTTCCGCGGCACGGAAGGCCCTGCTCACCCTGGCCCACCTGCGGCGCAGCAACGCCTCTGCCCAGCTCGCTGCCGGATTCGGCATCGAGATCGCGACCACCTACCGCCACATCGACTGAATTCTCTCTCAGTGCCAGCATTCGCCCCTCCACGCCCAACCTCCACCTGCAACTCCTTCGAGCCGAGGATGCGCAGTTGCCCCACCGCCGACAAAGAGTAGAATTTAGCTATCAAGTGAGGGTGACACCGCCCCCTCACTCATTTCCTCAGCCCGACACGAACGGCACACATCCGCATGAGCATTACCACCGCCAACCCCGGCGCTAGCGGCATCGGCAGCTACCTCAGCGGCCTCCAACCCACACCCCGCAACCTCACCTCCGCCGCCCTCGCCCTGGCACGCATCTATGAACTGGGCTGGGTGCCGCTTGGCGGCTACTGCGGGAGCGACGTGCTGTGGCACGTGCACTGCCTGGTCTGCAACGACTGGAGCGGCCCGCGCTTCTACAGCCATCTGCGACGGAACCGGCCCGCCTTCCGCCATCCCGGGTGCATCGCCAAGAGCGAGCACCCTGCCGCCCTGACCAAGCTCGCCCTGCGCGCACGCACCACATGCTCGTGCCAGATCACCCACCCCACCACCGAGGACGACGTCGCCGCGACGCTCGCCGCGATAGCCGAGGCCCAGATCCAGCAGGACACGGACCGGATGCTCGCCCAGATCGACCGGTTCCTGGGCGCTTGCCCCGCAACCGGTGCTCGCGCCCGTGCCGTGACCGCCCACCTCCTGACGGTGGAGAACACCCGGAAGAAGGTCTGACATGGCGGGCTGGATGCGTGGGATGTGGCGAATCACCCTGTGGCACCCCGACCGGGACGACGGAACGTGCGTGTACCTGGTGCCGCACTGGCAGGCACGCACCGAAGTGGCCGCACGCTCCGTGGCCCTGGCGCGGCACGCCGACCGGGCCGCGGTGATGAACGAACCCGCCCACGCCTTGCAGATGACGGTCGGCGAGGTCGCGTTCACCCCGGCCGTGCGCTCTCAGGCACGGGCGGCAGCGTGGGTGGCCCTCGTCCAACACGACGCGATCACCGAGCGCGGATGGGCACGCAGTCCGCTCGATCGCCAGCACGTCGAGCGCGACGAGGAGTGGCAGCAGGAAGTGCACGCCGCCCATCACCGATACCGCGAGCGGATCATCGGCTTCGGGGACTCCATCAGAGGAGTCATGGCCTCCGTCGCCGGGACCGACGCGGCCTGGGACCTGGAGCCCTACCGGGACGGATTCGGCCGCATCCGCTGGGACGACGTCCGCGCCGACATCCACAAAGCGGCACTCACCCACATCTGGCATACGCCCTTCGGCGTCGTCTGGATCGACCTCGGCTAGCCCCGCCCCCCTCCCGCCTCCACGGCCCGCCCGCACCCCGGGCGGGCCGTCGCACACCCACACCCCCTCACCGAAAAGGACTCCCGCCGTGCCCCAGCAGCTCGACCTCTTCGCAGACCTGGCCTCTGACCCCGCGCCGGTGCCGGCCGCCTTCGCCGCGCAGCCGAAGCCGCAGGCTGCGAAACAGGCGCCGCGTCCGAAGACGGTTCCCGCCATTACCCCCTCACCGCAACAGCCCCGGCGCTCGGGCGGCCCGCGTCCGGTCCGTGAACCGCACCGGCGTGCACTGGAGATAGGTGAAGCTGTCGCAGCACGCTGGCACAACCTGCACGGTGGGGCCGTCCTTGAGGTGCCCATCGGCGTAGTCGCCGCTCTGTGCCTCATACGGCAGAAGGACCCCCAGGGGCCCGACCTCAAGGAGCAGATCCTCAACCAGGACGGCCCTCACCTGATCCGTATGCTCCGCGAGATCTGGTCGACGCACTGGCTGCACCGGCCCGACCTGATCGACCGCGCTCGCATTCTGCACGAGTGGCTCAACGACGACGTCGACCGGCACCGTGAGCACGCGGTACGCGCGATCACCGAGGCAGCTTTGAAGCGGGGCCTGTTGGATCTGACCGGACACGAGGACCCGTATCTGCGTTCCGCCACCGATGTGCTCTCACCGGTGATGACGTGCATGCGCTCCCACGGCGCCCGGAAAGGCCTTGGCGAGTACCACACCCCTGCCCCGCTCGCGGAAGCTCTCGGCGAGATGGTCGTCCAGCAGAACCTGGTCGACCTCAAGCTCGACCTCCTTCCCCCGAAGAAGGGGATGCACCTTCACGATCCCTGCGCTGGCAGCGGAGGTCTGCTGCGGGCGGCTGCCCAGCACATCCGTGAACGCGGGGCGGACCCGAAAGACTTCCAGTGGTCGATGGTGGACATCGATCCGATCGCGGCCGCCTGTGCCGCTGTGAACTCGATCGTCTGGGAGCTCGGGCCCCGGGTGACCGTCGCGTGTGCCGATTCGCTGGCGAACCCGAGGGCCGTCGAGGACGCGATGAAGGAGGCTCAGGCCGTTTTCGAGCATCGCGACGAGGTGTTCGGCAAGGCCAGCGTCATCGCGGGCACCAGGAAGATGCAGCGCCTGCTGGAGTCTGTCGCCGCATAACCCCCCTCTGAGCTGGGAAAACGGAGTTAACCCACTCCTCATGGAGAGTAGTATTTAGTTATCGGTTGGGGAGAGAGCACCCAAGGAGACAGGTCCCGCATGACCGAAACCACCCGCGCCCTGCGCATCGACCTGGACGGCAAGGCCACCGACCTGGACCTCGGTGCGACCCTCCACCAGCAGAAGAAGATTCTGGCTCGGGCGGTACGCGACTCGCTGGAAGTCGTCACCCGCATCAGGCAGCCGGACGGCACGACGGTCGTCGCTCTGGCCGGGGAGCACCGGCAGGGCAAGCACCCCAACTTCTATGCCTCACTCGCAGTTGACGACCTGGGCGGCGGTCTCGGCCACAGCCTGCAAGGCCCTGTCGTCTTCGCTCAGGTGACGGACGACGGCGAACTGACCGCGCTCCTCGACGCCCCCGTGTCCGCCATCAAAGCCCTCTGCCCCGCACGCCCCGACGGCATCTCCGTCTTCATTCACCTCCCCTGA